GTTCGCACGCTGATCTACAGGAATCTTCTTTATAAAAGCCGGATGGCTGAAAACTTCCTTCTCGATCAGTTTGAACATGGGACCAACTATGCATTTGAACGCGTCACTTCTTGCATTGATACCACGAGCATGCTTATAATCAATATAAGACTCGTCCTTCATGAAGCTCTTGCACTTCCAATGCTTGGGATCTCGAGGATTAACCACTTTAGACCAAGTATCCCTAAGCTCTTGCTTCCTCCATTCTGGGTAATCTGTAGCTTGCAACCACGTCTCTACAGATACATCACTGTCAGGCGACAGAGGGGTCAGGTTGGAGCGAACCCAACGCCTAGTGAACTGGCGAAGATCAGAGAGCATCCTCTTAGAGGCCTTCGGAGGTGCAGCGGCAAAACGCTTTAACACTCCTGCTCTCATAGTATCAGAGTCTTTTAGATCGGGATGTGGTAACGCAGCGCCATCTGCGTGACAACCCAAACTTACCATGCATGGAGACCTAGTGAGTTTCGAACGCTTAACAAGATCCGGACCAATGAAGGCATCCTCCTTCTTCGGCCCAGCTCTAGCTAGCTCCACCTCACCCACCCGGTATCCATACTGGCAGACTCTGTACGCCCCGCTGTCTACGGGGTCTTCGGGGCAGGCCTGGGAAAATTTTCGTTACACTGAATCATGTAACGATATTTACCCCAGGCTGCCAAAATAGTGTCATGTACTACATTGTCAGAAGTGACAGCCTTAAACTTGTCTATATTGACAGTCTGCAACGTAGCGGCGCAGCGATTCATTCTAGTCCATGTTGTGAATGAATCTGCGCTCCAGTTGACGATGCTAGGAGAAAGTAACTGGGCGAGCAGTTCAACCGAAATAGTTCTTACAGTCGATCTCCTGAAGAACCCGAAGGTGTAAACCTCATGCAAGGCTTTAACATAAATCGGATGATCATGCTTCAATATACCGGAAGCCATGGTGTCTGGTCTATTATCAAACTCAAAATGCGGCTGGTCCATAAGAACTACCATTCTCTCTGAGAAACCAAGAAAACGGAAATAGACCCAGCAACATAAATAAGCCGGAAAAAACCCAAGAATCCACCAAAAAGTGTACGACATGACAAAGTACACTAATTCCATTGAATCTTCTAGGGGATATCCCTGAAGCGTAGGATTCAATGGAGTGACTGCCGGTAGCAGAGCGAGGATAGCTGAGACCCCGAGAGCACTAAAGATGGGCAACTCTCTAGTAGGTTTCAGCGCAAACAAACCTTCCTTCATAAGGTTTTTGAGGACATCATCTCTGTGGCGAGCGCGCTTGACCTTCTCATCCTCCACAGCCTCAAGCCGGGCCGCCTCACGGCGTTCCCGGTCTTTCCTCTTAGCATCAACCTCAGCTTGTCTGAGAGCGTCAGCTTCTCCCTGGAGCTTCTCTACTCCAGCCTGGACGCTTTCAGCGATGAGCCCAGATCGTCCAGAATGACGTCTTGGTCGCCATTCTTTCTTTTCCTTCGGACTATTTGACCGTCCGGGAACTGGAACTCTTCGGGTACGCTTTGGTTGCGCTTGTTCATTCTTCTTAGTGCTCTTCGCCACTGGGGCATGGCTGAAAACACTTGAGAGAACTGCTCTGGCGTCAGCATTGTCGGATCCACCCCACATTGGATGATCAGGGTCTTGGTCTGATTCCATATGAAAGTCAAATCTTCTGGGGTATTACGGAACAACGCCTTAGACATACGTTAG